ACCATATCTATAATCTGGTCTTGGACTGTAGGAGATGGGCCCCTCATTCAAATTTCCAAAAATACTTCCATTTTCTGCATGGGATGTCAGAAATACTACCAGACAGCTTCTTGAAACATTTTTCATTCTTTTTTGACAAGATGATAAAAAAGAAAGTAATAACTAGGGATTATGTAGTCAATTCTTTCAAGAATAATGAAAGTTACAAACCTATAATGGATATTATGACTGAATGTGATGGAAAGACAAAAGGGGGTTGGAGTATAACAATGGAATTCAGTTTCATGATGGGGATGTTTAATTATCTTTCCTCTTTGATGCATGCTGCAAATCAGATGTTTATTGCTGATTTTTCTAGACTGCATCTTGAAAGGAAATTTGGTATTTGCTCTCATTTGGTGTGTCTCGCCCATTCAGATGATAGTACAGCAAAATTTTATTTCAAATCAACATTCACAAGCAGGCTTCCAAGCATATCCTCTAATAAAGATGAAATAACTGAACAGAGTGTATTGAAAGAATTTCTTACTGTTTATGACTGGCTGTTAAAAGGAGCAAATCACATGATATCAGTTAAAAAAAGTGTTGTCAGTAAGATATATCAAGAGTTTTTGTCAATACTTTATCTATTTGGAGAGAATGTATCTGTTTTAAAAAAGTTTACTGCAAGCATAAGTTTTGAGGCAACAGACCAAGGTTACTCCAATGATGTGTCCTATGCTGTTAGTAAATGTTTGGAAATGCTTCAAAATGGTGGGACCCTAGAAGAAGTTTACTTTTCAATGAAAATAGCAGAAACTTACATAAGGAGCTTTTACAAGTTGCCCAAAGCAGACCCTAACATACCCTTTGAATTCATGGGACTCTTGGACTGTCATCCAATTGAAGCATGGCTCATGGGCACAAAGGCTGAGATGTATAAGCATATTGTTTACAATAGAGAGAATACCAATAGATGCCTTGCTGCCTTAACAAAGGATGTTTTTATTGCAGACCGAGATATATTTGACTTTTCATTAAAGTGGAATATGGGTTCAAAACTCAACCCTATATTGAGAGAAAGGATAATGGGAACAGTCTCCAAAGTTGACAAAGAATTGATGGGGTCTTGGACTATAAAAAATGGGAAATTCAATAACATCTATCCATATTATTTATGGTACTGTGCAAAAATTTGTGACCCTAAATTTTATTCATCTATGGTTTCAGATAGCATTGAGAGACGCATGGCTAGAATATACGGAGCATTC